GACCGAAGTAGGAACGCACGAACTCCGTCGGGATCGCCATCTTCTCGGAGATGAACTTAGAGCCACCGAAACGGCCGCCGATCATCTCGTCGTAGAGTTGAGTTTCCAGCTGTTTGGTCTTACCGTTCGCCTCGTCCAGCTGCTGCTGGAAAACTTTGGTGATCTCCGCCTTTACCTGGTCAACGGCACCAGCATCAATCAGTTTTTTCTGGTCGATTTTGGTCATCATTTCCAGGGCCTCGAGCGCCTTGGCCGGGTCGGTGATGCCAGTGAATTTCGCGAGATTGGCTTCCGCCACTTCCTTCGCTTCACGGTGAGTTTTCGCCTCGCCATTCAGAGAGGTGATTTTGGTCATCGCTGCGACCGCATCGAACGGGATTTCTTTGCCGTCATCATGGATGTACACAGGCATACCGTTTTCAACGACCACATTTCCGTTAGCATCAAGTTTCAGTTTCATTGTTTTTGCTCCAGCCTTCCGGCCATACGTAATGGGTCATCCGACCCGAGCACCGCGTCGCATCCGCTCAGCGGCAGGCATAAAAAAAGCTGCCCGGAGGCAGCCTGTTAGATAAATTCGATTGTAATTTCGCCGCGTAGCTTGCGGGAGTAAACCTCACTCCGCTTTCGTTTATTGATCCGCAGCGGGTGTGGATGAATGCAAGCGACACCTCGCTTAACGTCCGCCCAAACGCAGCTCTTTACCTCATTACCATTTACAAACACCCTTCGTCTGCCACGGCCATCGCCCACGCAGTGAAAATCATCATTACGCATACCCTATCCCTCAAATGCCGACGCATCCACGCGGCGCAGTTCGTCCAGGGTCAGGTACTCCCCGGCATCGTTGAACATCTCCGGTACGGTGATTTTGCCGTCACGCAGCATCTGCGCGCGAGTAACGCCCAGCACCTGCTCCTGCCGCGCGTAAGGCTGCCTCGCAAGCCACTCGGTATAGCTGGTATGAGCTGGCACCTGTCCGTCCATTGAGGCTCGCGTGACGCTGCTCAGCTCGCCTGATGCTATTTGCATTTCCTCCCACGATTTAGTGATCAGGATTTCACAGGAGCGACAGCAAAAGTGGATTTTGCCGGGTCCGCGCAGATACGGAATTGCATGGCCCAGCGGCTTGCCATCGAGTGTGTAGAGTTTACGGTCGCGGATGATGCACCACTGGCTGGTGTGGGTGTCCAGAGTCGAAGACCACTGTTTGGCCTTCACGATATCGCTGTTGGCCTGGGCGAACTCCTGACGCGCTGAAGCAGCCATATGGTTCACCGCCGTGCGCGTGACTACGGCCAGGTCGCGCCGGGATGTGTTGATCACCCCGTCCTCGCGATTACGCTGTGGCGTACCAGCAATGCGTCTGACAATCTGCTCTACCGTTTCACCCTGGAGGAAACCGGAGCGCACAGCGTTAGTGATTTTGTCCAGTCGATCCGATTCGAGTTTCTGCCCCCACTCCTTGAGCAATCGTCCCTGGAATGGCTGCGCCACGGCAGCAGCGTAAACCTGCTCTGGTGCGATACTCTGGAGCGGAACGTGCTGGAGAATCTGCTTCGGAATAATGCTGCTGAAGAGGTCCAGTTGATACCCCGCCTCATACTCAACGTAACGCGTCAGTTCGCGCGCCAGCGCGGAATTAACCGGTTCATATGCCTGTTGGTTGAGGTCACGCGCACCAGCCAGCAGCGATGCCAGGCGACGGGCGCTGTAGGTATCAGCACGCTTGCCGTCCAGCAGCACCAGCAGTCTGGCGGCCAGGTCAGCATCCAGCTTGTTGAGTAGAGCCACCATCCGCCGGGCGACGCCGGTACCGTAGCGATTCACATATAGGCCGTGCGCTATCGTCTCGTCCTGCAGACGGTCGTTAACGGACCGGGCCATATCACACCTCGCCAGTCGGCGGTTCGCTCAGCGTGGCCGATTCAGCCAGCAGTTCGCTCAGCACCACATCGGGATCTGCGTCAGCGTCAATCAGGTTGAGCTTCTGCAGCGCCTTAATCGCGTCGACACGGCGGAGGTCACCACCCTGGCGCAACGACTGAATAGCCAGCGCCGCCGGCGGGTTGAACTCCTTCGATTCGACATCCAGTTCAGTGCGGACATCGACGCTGCCGCCATCCTTCTCACCGATGTACTCAGCCATAATTTGCAGGATGTTGTCGATTGCATCCTCGAGGCTGGTTGCCATGGTGTAGAGCGGCGACTGCTCCTGCATCTTCTCTTCCGATGTCTGGTCTACCGATTTGGTAGAGGTGTTTTCGGTGCGCAACAGCTTCGCACCCGCCTGTCGCATCTGCTCCACCAGCTCTGCCAGCGACTCTTTGCCGGCACCGATGGAGGAACCTGTGTGCTCGACGTATTCCAGACCCTGCCTTTGCCGATCGGAGAATGAAGTGGCAGAGGATGAGCCAATCACAAGTTCTTGCCCCTCTTCCAGCCCGAACACCGTGAGCAACGGCACTCTGGCGACGTGCAGGATGTTGTCCTGCTCGCTTTGACTCTGCCAGTGCTTGATATTCAGCAGAGCCATGTTGAGAAGCGGTAGTGAACCACACATAAACCCGGTGCGTTTGGTGTAGAGCGTGACCAGAGTGATATCCTGGCGGGATGTCTGCCACTCCTCGAATAGCGCCCAGTTCGCGGCACCGTCAGCATCTTTGGCCTTGCGGTAAATTTCCACCTTTCCGGGTGTCAGGTACCGTATTTGCTCGACCTTGGTCTGCCCGAAGTCGTCGCCGTCTTCGACCACAACCTCTTTGATACGCAGCGCAGTCAGCACCACTTTGCCGTCCACCATTTTCGACTTCCAGCCAATTACCTGGCGTGGATTGAGCATGGTGACATAGGGGCGCGCGCCGGTAGCTTTCTCTTCAGCTTTGGTTTTCACCTTTTCGGTGTCCACCCTGGGATAATCCACCAGCGCGTGGGAGAGTCCATACTGCATCGCCAGACCGAAGAATGCCTGCGCCCATACGTCCAGGCGCGTCCCTTCAAGGTCGAAGTTTTTCGCATACTCTCGCAGCTGATCCGGCACATTCTCGGCAAGCTTAATAGGCTCTGCGAATACACGCCCGATGTTTTGCTTAATGGTCTCTTCGTAGGCTGGCAGAAGCGTGGCCACGGCGAGGCGTTTTTTGTAGTCCTCTTTGTCTTCTTTCGGCCAGCGCGGTAGATATTGCTCGCCCAGCTGTCGCATATAGAGCGTGCCGCCCATCAGGGCATCGTTGATATCCCACGCCTCGACCATGTTCCCATAGTCCAGATTGGGTGTTGAGATGTCAGGCATGGAGTTAGAGCCTCAGGTTGGTGACTTTGCCGACTTTCTTCGGGGGTGAATGCAGAACGGCATATCGTGTAGCATCCCAGTCGTGGTCTTCCTGCTGGGTATCTACATCGTCAGGGTTTTTGCTGTCGCGCACGAGTACCGGCACACGGCTTATCCAGCCACGGCAATAGTCGAAAACGTAAAATGCAGGTTTCTCTGGGATGCCGGATTCCAGCTTTTTACCTTCAATCACGGCCTCGAGCATGTCAGCAAATAGCGCCGCGCCGTTCACGCGCGATCCCGGTTTTTTATTGGATGGCACCCATTTGACGCCCTGCGATTCCATTTTCTGTGCAATGGAGAGTTCGTCATCGCCAGTGTTGTAGATCGCACCGTCAGCAGGGCCGGGAACTACCTTCTTGCAGATGCCGGGCATAATGTTTAGTTGCCCCTGAGTTACCCCGTTGAGTTTTATCTCCTCGGGCTCAGCAAGCTCTTCGCCCACCAGCCGCTTATCCACCCAAGCCACACCTTTTGCGACGTTTGTGGATGACATATTCAGGCCTTTATTCAGTTCATCAGGCGGGCAGCCATACCATTCGCCAATCAGGATCAGCGACCCAGCCGGCGGGCAGAACTGGCGACCATCAGGCAGCTCGGCGGCGGTGCCGTCGGCACGCGCCCACCAAAGGTTTGAGAACGGTTTCGACTCACCCCAGTCGTGGGAGCGGTCAACTGTCCAACTATCCGGAATGCGGAACGGCTTAATGACGTGATGCGAGGCATTCCATAGATGGTCAAAGCGCCCGCCGCTGGTGACATCCCATGAGCCCTCGACCCATGCTTTGCGCCGGTTCGGGTCCTTGATGGCCATAAGTGTGGCTATGTACTGGGGATCCAGATACGGGTTCTCTTTGAACGAGCCGTGAATCGCAACACGGGTAAGCGTCACGTCCTCTTCGCGTTCGGTCTGCGGGTTAAACACCTTTTGCGTCTCGCGAATGATGGTGCCGCGCGGCGCTGGCTCGATGAAGCGCTTCTTAACCCAGGTGTGGCCAATGCCAAACGGGTTTGTGGTGCTGAACGTCTCCAGTGGGATCGGCCTCAGCAGCGAGCCATCTTCCCGTGGGTAATTCTCCGGCCTGAACGATGAGCGCCGGCAGGAGAACATCATCTCGTAGAACTCACCAGACTGCTGCTTGGTCAGCTCGTTGAAGCCAATGAACGGGAACTCCTGACCGTGATAGTCCCAGTAGTCGCCCTCTTCCTTCCCGAAGCGGAACAACAGCTCTTCACCGGTAGGCCACACCCAGCGCAGCTCAGATGCTGACGCCAGATAACGCGCACCGTCGTTAAACAGGCGGTACATACGCTTCGACTGGGTGATGATGTCGGTAAGGTTCTTATACTCGGTATCGAATATCACGCCACGCCAGAACGAGCCATAGCCCAGGCCAACGAGGCGACGGAAACGCGCCAGCTGCGCGGCAGTTTTACCCGGACCGCGCGTTCCCTCGTAGAGAATTTCGTTACAGGGGCAGCTCAGTGAGAGCGATTGCGATCCCGGCAGAGGTTTCCAGACGGCTTTGTAATTCATCCACCAAGAACCTCGCTCTGCTGCTTCTGTGCTGCCGCTTCCCAGCTATCCACGTTGTCGCTAGTCGGTACCAGCATGACGTTGTGGGTCGCTACGACTTTCTGCTCAACCTGCTCTTTGAAGGCCTGCACGCGAACGTGCTTGCCGAGCAACTCAAGGTTCTTCACCTTGTCAGGCCACTTTATCTTTTTGAGGATGGTTTCCGCCGTTTCCTCGTCGAAGTTCTGTATGGTCGTGCTGATATCGAGCCCGGTGAGCGTCGTTCGCCACGATCTGGGCCATAGGCTGATCGCTTTGAGGCTACCGTCGCCATTCAGGATGTCCAGAACGTCCATCTGGTCGATTTCAACTAAGCGCCGCAGCACATAATCAGCATCAATGCCGACGTCCTCGTTGCGCTTTGCTTTGAGTTCGGCGATTCTGTTTTGGATGTCAAGTTTTGACAAGTTCTGGGCAGCTATGCGGTTTGCGGTTTTGACGCTGTACCCCGCCCGAATAGCCGCTTGAGTGGCGTTTAAATCGATGAGGTACTCGCGACAGAACATTTCTTGCTTGTCAGTGAGTGCCATGTTTATTCCAAGTTAAAAGGAGTTTTAATGTCTACAGAATCACTTCTTGATGCGATGCTAAAACATGATCGTTTTCATAATCAAAATACGATGGTTCCAGGATTAGCCCAAAGAGCAGTTGATAATGGATTCGACAGCTTAACCGCGAAGCAACAGGCAGTTTTAGAACCTTTCTTAACCGAGAAATGTGATGGAGTTACCAACCCTGGAGGACATCATAACGACTGCCAAGTCATACTTGAGGGTGACGATCTCGAAGGTGCTATTGAAAATGAAATGTATTATGGAGGGCTGCTATGCCCTTCATGCGTCGACGAAAAGGAGCATTACAAGGCTGAATGGGAAAGAATTCAGCGCGAGTAATTCATAAACATTTTTAATCGGCGGCCTGATCTATTGGTGTGGTCGCCTTTGTTTTGGCTAACCTGCAATTTCGTCTAACTGTTCGGTCTGCTCTGTCGGTACTGGCGTGAACTGCACGCGCTTCACGTCGTCAGGAGCGAAGTAAAGCCACTCGCCCGTCTCGGTCGCCAGCGGCACAAAGCCATTAACCAGCTCAGGCTGACGTCGTGACATCTTGCCCGTGAAGGTTTCGCCTGTTTGGGTGGTTAGCGTGATTTGGTAGATGTCGGACATTGAGAGCCTCTTTATCCGTTTGTTAGGGTATTGCCATTACGATGAGCCTACCCATGGTGATGGCAATAAAAAACCGCCCAGAGGCGGTTTAATAATACACACTAAGCGAGTCAGATAATTGTCGCTTTATTGTACTGAGCCCAAGCTTTGAGTTCATCCTCAATCCATTGGATAAGAATGATGTCTTTAGCTGCTAACGCACTTTCTGCGATCGTTATCGCATCATGTTTTGATGTCCACAACCCCAGAATAACACCCTGGAAAGTGTTCAACGCTGCACCCTTTAAAGTTGAAAGAGCCTCAATCCTGACGTTAACACCTGAGAAAGGCACTGTTTGACGTTTCGTGGCTAACATTGCCAATACGTTCGCGCCCAAAATTTGCTCAAGCATGTTTGATTCCTTTGCATTATTAATGCTTGGGACTAAAAGAACTAAATCACAACCATGTTGTACAGCTTTTTGCAGAGCAATTTGTATGCCGCGACTCGTCTCAGGAATATCATCACCGATTGCCGGTATTAAATAATTAGCCATTTCGAACCCTCAATATTATAGAAGTCATTAACATGATGGGGTCTTAACAATGTTGTTCAACTGCCTGTACAATAAATAAATTTATCATTCTTACTAACACAAATTTTCCGCACATTACTGATGCGAAGAGCAATTTATAACCCACGCTTTGTTATGTGCCAGCACGTCTTTCTTCGTCTGGCGGTCCATTACTTCGATATCGTGCTCAGTGAGGCGAATCGCGCTCACCCAGTCGCAGCCGGTATCGATGACCTCAACCTTTGCGGGTCCAGTTTGCACGCAGCTCGAGATCAACATCGGCATCAGGCATGTGGCTAACAGTCTGCTGTACATTGCTGGCCTCTTTGGTTACTTCGACGCGGCGTTCTGCGGCAGCTTTGGTGGCTGCAGCGTTATCGTCGGTGCGCTGTTTATCCGCTTTGGCTTCGGCCTTTTCGCGACCACGCATGCTCCCCAGACCAAGCGCGCCGAGCACCATAAGGATGGCGAAGCCGATGGCAGCCAGAATAGCTTTCAGTTTCGCCATAGACTCACACGCTCCCGTACCCAGCCATAAACGAACGACTCGTTAGCCGGGCGCTGTTCTGCCAGTTCGAGATATCGTTGACCCTGGCTGCAGTTCAGTGCGCGAAGCAATACGGCCTCCCCTTCACTTCCTCGCTTCGCCAGAAACGATTTAAGGGCGCTGATGCTGCGCGGGCCAATCTGACCGTCGGCAATAAGGTCTGGGTAAAGCTTCTGCTGGTCGTTGAAGACATTCAGCCAACGCTGGAACCACTTCACCTGTACCGATGGCCCCATGTTCACGCCGGTGTCGCACAGTTCGGCGGCGATGGCCGACGACACGGTAGCTACCTGGTCGAGGCGTGGGCCATACCAGTAATCAGCCTCGAGTATTTCGAGAGCTTGCTGCCGTGTCAGGTTACGCATATCACCGGTATAGCCATGGGCGCGTGCCGTTGCCTGAGTGATGCCCCAGTTCGTCGGGCCGCCCTTGTCGTTCGGGTGATTAACGTAGCCACCCTCTTTGCCGAGAATGCCGTTGAAGATATCGTCTTTGGTCATCATTCAGCCCTTACGACTTTCGCCAGGTTGCCTTTGGCTCGCCAAACAGCAATACATATGGCCAGGTTGAGGAATAACTCACCCGGGTCAACGTTGCTGTAATGGCCGAGAAGAATGCGGAAAGCGGTGAAGCCCGCCGACAGAATCAGCAGGTAAGCCATCCACGCGTAACCGGGTCGGTGTGTCTTCCCGGCTTTACTGAAAAACATAAGGCGCATCACGATCGCCATACAGATGATCGCGTTTGCGTCCAGGATGACGGAATGCCATGTCATTTCCCTTCCTCCTCCAGTCCGGGCATCTTTCCGCGCCGTGATTTGGCGACGATTCGAAGCAGGACTGCGACGGAAATGGAAGCGGATACCAGCGCACCGACATTCGGTGAAACTTCGATACTGACCGGCGGCTGCAGCAGCCCGAGAGCTGTGTTGATTACCCCGGCGAGTATCTTTGCCATGGGAACGGAGAAGAATACGCCGCCCATGAATGAGATGACCGCGAAGAGCATCTGCTTCCAGAGTTGATGAGGCTCTGAGGTCAGCACATACATTGCCGCCCCGGCAAGCGCACATAACATTACGCCAGGCGTCGCCTCCGGGAACATAGTGGCGAAAGTGATCCCTACCGTAGCGGAGGTCACCCCACTGGCAATTGTGATTGGCTCAGACATAGTTATTCCGTGTGTAGAGGGTCAGGCTTCACGGGCTGGATTTATCAACAAAGCACGTAGCGGATGATTCCCGTAAGGCCTGAAAACAAAAAAGCCACCCTTAGGTGGCTTGTGAGTGTACGAAGTCCGGATTCCTTTCTTCGCTTTTAAGAGAGCGTTATCTTCTTTCAGGCTATCTACTTGGTCTCGCAACCTTTCAAGTTCTTTCTCGGCTCTGTCACGGTCACGCTGAAGACCTTTAATCACTTCGCCTTGGGACGCCTGTACTTCTTTGAGAATCTGGACGTTAGCTTCGGACTCATCGACAGTGTCGACAATCCTAACAGCAAAAAACGATACGATAGCCATAAGCAGACCAACCATCGCAGTAAGAATCCAGACCTTCACACCGGAAGCAGAATTTTCAGAGGCTTCTATAAGAAATTCCTTATGCATAGTAAAAATACCCAACGCGCGGCCGCGACGTTAGAACCGAGGGTATTTTAACTACATAAGGTTATGAAGATCTTCGAAAAAAATGAGATGGTAATCTGTTTGGTTATTTAATGAGCGAAAACAGCCAAAATCCCCATGCAGGGATGATAAAAAACGTCATTGTGTAAACGACTGCGGGCTGTAATTTATTCAAATTAAATTTCCTTAGTAGGGCTCTATGTGTCCTACAACATCCAACCTACCGAAAGACATTGAATGATACAAGAGGAAAAGCACTACTTTTTATTCAAATTAGGATCGGTTTTGTATCCGATGGCGCGGCATTATACGGAGATAACCCAAGTTATCAACATGAATTGCCCTCATTTGCACGCAAAATGTGCTGTTTCATCAAAAGAATGAACAGTTTTGATGGTGATTAGTTATCAACGCCTACATCAAACCAACGAACTCATAACAAATGCAATGATTCACGGTTCAAAGAGTTCACATTTATGACCGCGAGATGTTACACAAGTTCATAGAATTCGCTTACCAAAACAAAAAGCCCAAGGCGTTAACCTCAGGCTTGAAAACTCATTTACTGCCAGTGCATACAACAATGGCACAATATCAGATTCACACGAAATATATGCTATTTAGTTCATTTCTGCAATACCTTGCTGATAATTTGCTGCCTTTTGTTGTGAACGTGATCGCGAAACATGATGTAGTGACTGTGAGTCCAGCCCCTTATACAGGCTGATCACCGCATCATAATGTTCCACATAATTCTGAGACCAGTTTGTTTTGTTAACCCCCACCAGCGCAGCGAGATCACCATACTGATACGGATCCTTCCCGGATAATTCGCCTTTCACATCCTGCGCAGCAAGCCAGATTAGCTGACGCAACCGGTCGATAGTCTTCTTTGCCACCCTCTTTCCGGCCAGTTGCTGGCTGAACTGTTGCCACCCCCATTGAGTGATTTCCACCTGATAGCACCAGCGCACGTTCTCGCTATAGTTCCATAGCAGCCACGCTTTCTGGTGTTCTTCGAGTGACATCAGTGCGCGGCGCCACGATGCGGTGGAGTATTCAACCGGCTGCACCAGGGGAATATGCGAACCCTTGGCATGCGACTGCTTGCCCGGTATTGGCGGGTTATCCAGCGTAATCATTTCCCCGGTCACTTCATCCAGCACTCGAGGCTTTTTACGTTTAAACGTTCCCGTATCGAACTGCGCGTTCTCCAGCCAGGCTATCAACTGCCCTTTCGTCGCACCACTTAAATCGGCGGTGGCCACCATCAGCTGCTGGCGCACGTATTCGAGAAATTGAGTGTTCATACAGCACCGCCTATGGTTTTGATGTAATTCTTCAGTATTCGGTAGTCCGTCAGTGCAGAGCCGGGAAAGTGGTATAAGCGCAATCGTTGCCAGCGAACGCGGAGGTGATCGGCAAAGTAGGATTCGAATGTCATGCGGCCTCCCTTGCTTTGACGAGTTGTCGCCTCAGCGCGCTGTAATGCTTTCTGATGGCTTCGAGTTCTTCGATGGTGTATCGGTGCGGGGTGTTATTGTTTTCGAGCGCCTCAACGCGTTCAGCCCCAATTTTCTCTATAAGGCCAAGGCGGTACTGCTGCTGATTGCCCGACAGCTGAACGTTACAGTGGTGGCACTGTTTACTGATATTGTCTTCGTGATAGCGGAGATGTGACGCTTTCCCACGTGAGCGGTAATGCCCGGCTTCCCACTGGACGGTGTCGAACGTCCCACAACTGATGCATGGCAAATCATGGTCACGCTCGCGAATATAGTCATTGACGACGCGCTGGGTTAAATCCTCCCAGTGCTTCAGCGGCTTAACTGCAGCTTTACGCTGGCACCAGGCGGCTCGCTCTTTCTTCTCAGTAGCGCGCTGTTTGGCGGACTCTTTGCGCTTAGCGTCTTCACGGGCTTTTCTGGTCTGCTCTTTCCCGACTGCGCTGGCGCATTCGTAACCGCAGACGGTCTGCGTATCGCGTACAGGGTGGAACCACTGGCGGCATTCTTTGTTGGCGCACTTGCGGCGAGGTAACTTTTTCAGAATGGCAGGCATTGTTGTCCACCTCCCTGAATGGCGTTTAACTCTCTACGATGCGCGTTTAGATAGCTATTCCAGTGTGCTTGCCGGATGATGGCGGCCTGCTCTTTCTGAAGGGCTGGCTCACGAATGGCTTTTCCTTTTCGGTTGTGATCCTCCCGGATAACTTCACCCTTAACATGAAGGGCCTCGCATAAAGGGCAATAATCACGGGTCTCCATACCACCCGCTCTGCCTGAGAAAAAGATATTGCCGTGCCATGTTCCGCAGTCAGCGCACATCGGCGCGTCGCACGTGAAAATTCCCCGAGCATTGCTGAGGTGGTGGTTTTTGTCCTCATCAGCATCCCAGCCAATGATCCCATCGCATAGCAGGGTTGCAGGTTTACCGCAGAACAGGCATTTCGCTGATTTAGCCATGCTCACCCCCAGACCTTTTGCCGAAAGGTTCTTGGTGTACGCGCCAGATGCTCGCATTCAGGTAATTTTGCGCTAACAGTCCAGGTGATATTGTCGCGGTTCAGGCTGCGCTCGACTTTGACGCCGCGGCGCTGGTAGTTCGCCACCAGCTCGTCGGCCTGTTCGGTTGTGCATTCGTGATGGTGAAACCAACTTATTTTCATCGCCATCACCCCGCAAAACTCATTAGCTGCGATGCGGCGTTTTCCGCTTCACGCTGATCCTTAAATGCCCTGGACAATACCCAGCGCCACAGAACATCGAGCGCGGCTTTGTACAACTGCTGGAACTCGGTTTCCTCCATGTTGGCGAAGGCAATGCTGCGAGGGTGTTTACGAAGGGTGCCGTCGGGCAACTGTATGGCGTCGTAGTGGCCAGACTCGACTATCACCCATGCTCGATATGCGTCATAGGATTTACAGATGCTGATGCTACCTGCACGCTTATCGGCGATGCGGTCGAGATATTGTTCGGCAGCATCCAGGAGCGCGGCTTCGCTTCCCGCGAATGAGGCAAGAAATTTGGCGTAGCCGGTTACCAGTTTGCGCTCGTTCGAAGAGATCGCCCCGCCAGTAGGTTCCCAGTATTCAAACCCGAGATTCAGGAGCGCAAAGAAACGGCGATGGAATGCGGGATTCCTCACCTGACGAAATTCGGCTACCAGCACGGCGCCGAGTTTGATTTTTGATTGCAGAATATCGCTGGTCTCCGGCGTAGCGGGGATCAGGATTCCTGATTGATGCTTTATTAGATGTAATTCGTGCGCCATGGTTTCTCTCCGTGGCGCATCAAGTTGTCAGTTGTTCAGGCTGACACTGACATTATGTACAGTTGATAATGGAAAATCAATGCAAGAAAAAACCACAGCATCAGGCTGGTTCAGTCCCTGTCGAATTGGTTTTATGATGCAATGGACGCTCCAGCCAGACAGTCCATGCTACAGCCGCCTCCCATGATATATATCCGTTATTGCCATTTTTCGCCCTGCGGAGATCAACTGCATCACCAAATCTTTCAATTATGAATTTTTCAAATTCTATGCGTTTTTCTTCGTCGTTCGTTGAATCCATGCCTTCCCCAGAAGTGTCCTACGAATCGCTCTTATTGCATAAAAAATAGCATATTCAAAAGAGAGTGAAAAACCCGCCGTAGCGGGTTGAATTAGCGATGTTTTATTACGCCGCTATTTGTTTCTGCTGACAAAGCTCCGGTAAATTAGCCCGTACTAATGCTTCTGCAAATGGAGGCGGAACAGCATTACCACATCGCGCAACCTGCTTATCCTTCGCGTACTTTTTGCCCCGATAGTCCTGGTCGATGATGTACCACTCAGGGAAGCCTTGCGCGCGATATAACTCGTGCGGCTGCAGCATGCGCATGCCGATATCAACGATGCGGTAAGTTATGCCGTCAACGGTCACCAGCCCGTCACAATCCTCGCCGCAGTATTCCCGCAGGAATGCCAGTGTTTGCTGCGCGCGGTGTTCGTCGTATTCATCAACCGCAAGAG